CAAATGGCTCAATGATCCGTCCGAATGTGGCGGCATGAAAGTCAATGCAAAGGACCGTGAACTAAACGGCCGATCAACCACCATGCGCTGGCTTCGCGAGCATGCCGACGAGGCCGAACAGCGACAATGGGACATAATGAACCACAATGCCGCAGCAGCAGTTCGGCTAATCGAACGTGTGGCCACCTTGCCTGATGGTCGTAGAATGGTGCGACTGGGCAGTGAAATGCTACAAGGCTACACTGAAGCCAGCTGGATTGACTGGTGGCAGCGGCAGGAGATACAGGATCACTGTGCAAAAATCTTTGCGCCTGTGGGCGAAACTGCCCGTAGACTGGGAGTGCGAATCAGCTTCCATCCTGGACAGTTCTGTGTGCTGGCCAGTGAAGCTGATGAGATTGTGGAACGCAGCATTTTGGAATTCGAGTATCATGCAGACCTGGCTCGCTGGATGGGCTATGGAAAAACTTGGCATGACCATGGATTCAAGATAAATGTACATTTAAGTGGCAAAGGTGGTGTCACCAAATTCCTCAAGACCTTGGGTCGCCTCAGTCCCGAGGCCAGGAATCTTATTACCATCGAAAATGACGAAATGACCTGGGGTATTGACTCGAGCATTGAATTGG